ACTTTATTAAAATTAAAATGAAAAAGACAATTAAGCAACTAAAAGAAGAACGTCAGTCATCTATTGACGAAATGACTGCCCTTGTAAATTTATCAGAATCAGAGGACAGAAATCTAACTGTAACAGAGCAAAAAGATTTTGATCTTACCACCAGCAAAGTAGAAAATTTAGACTCTCGAATTGAGCGACTAGAGCGATCTTTAAATCTGGTAAACAATGCACCGATTTCTCACTCAATTCAAGACGTAGCAAATACAGACAAGGATTTAAGAGGGTTTTCCTTCGGAGCAGTGATCAAAGCAGCCTATACTGGGCAAGTTGATGGTTTAATCAAAGAATTAGATGCAGAGGCACGAATCAAAGAGCCAAATGCAGCATACAGAGGTATTGCAATCCCTGCTTCAGTATTACAAATGAGAACAGCATTACCAGCAGCTGCCGGAGATGTAAAGAGCGTAGATACTGGCGCATTTGTAGATCAGTTAGAAGCGGCTTCAGTACTAGCTAAAGCAGGAGCTAACTTCTACACCGGACTAAGCGCAGATAGAAAATTTCCAGTGATTAGCGACATTACGTCAAGTTTTGTATCCGAAAACCCTAGCGCAGTAAGTGAAAGCGGAGCAGTAACAGGCTTAACGATTTCGCCTAATAAGATTATTTCTGTTGTAGGTATGTCGGCTGAAATGATGGCGCAAAATACAGGAGTCGAAGCTGCATTACGTAGAAATATGGTAGAGTCTATTATGGCTACATTTGAATCTAATTTGCTTTCAAAAGTAGATAAATCTGCAGGCCCTTCATCTATATATTCAGATGCAAATGCATTTTCAACAGCCGCAGCCTTGACTGATGACATTCTTTACGGTTTGGAAACTTATTGTTTAGGTAAAAATGTAGATACCTCAAGAGCAAGGTTTGCATATTTATGTTCACCGAATGCTTTAGGTAAAGTAAAAGGATTGGCAGGAACGAACTTTGTTAATCAGTTTGCAGATTTAGCAAATAAAACAATAAACACACATCCGTATCTAGTTTCGTCAAACGTAGGAAACGAAGCAACCGCAGGAAAAGAGCGTATTTTATTTGGCGATTTCTCTAAGGTACATATCGGACAATTTGGAGGGATTTCTGTATTATTTGACCCTTACACAAATGCAGCCAAAGGACTTGGCAGGTTGGTAGTTACGTCTTTAGTAGATGGAGCAGCAGCACAAGCTGGGGATGTATTGGCAAAATGGACTAAAGCATAAATTTAGTGCAAATAATTTATATATAGAGGTGGCTTAACCGCTGCCTCTATTTAAATCAAAAAATATGCCTTTTGTAGAAAAATCAGGATTTTTAAACGTTGAGCCAATCACTTTAGTACAAGCAAAATCATATTTAAAAATTGATTCCACTGATGAAGATGCTTATATAACGGAATTAATTGCCACAGTTCGGGAATTTGTAGAAGATGAAACAAATACCGGTATAGTTCAGCAGGACATTACAGAATACAGAGATGGCTTTAATACTGTGATCACTTTACAAATCAACGGACAAATTGCGCAAAAAGGAGATACAGGCTATGAAGCTGTAAATACTCCAAAGGTTTCATATTTGAAAGATGGTAGCTGGATAGATTTATCAATTAATACAGATTATTATTTCAGTAATTACAACGGCCAGCCAAAAATACAAGCAGCAGCAAATGGTTGGAATGTTGATCCAGATAAAAGACTTAACAATGTGAAAATATCCTATGTTATAAAACCAACAACAGGGATACCTAAAGCATTAGTACAAGCCATGTATTTGTTGATTGGTCATTTTTTCGACAACAGAAACGCAATTACATACGGAAACGCCAAAGAGCTGCCTATTGGATACAAAAGAATAATAAATCAGTACAAATCAATTATTTGGAGTAAATAAATGGATGCCGGGAGTTTAAAATATAGAATTGAGATCAAACACAGGGCATTCCTTCAAGAAAGTGACTACGGAGGGGTTTACGAATCTTCCGACAGTATTCTTGATCAAAATAATACAGGATACAACTCTATATTTAATAAATGGGCAAATATTAAATGGTTGCAGGCAAAGGAACGTCTTCAGGGTGGTATTTTCTCATCAGTAAAGCAGGCAGTTTTTACTGTTCGATATAGCAATGATTTAAGCAATCTAACCTCAAGGGATTCAATTCGATATGATAATGAAGATTTTGAAATTCAGAGCTTAGCCTATAAAGGTCACAAAGCTTTTATAGAAATAATCGCAACGCTAAAAGAGTAATGCAATTCACAACAAACATAAAAGGGGCCAAAGCTGTAGAAAAAGCTTTAATGAATGCAAGTGATAAACTCACTCGAAAAGTTATTCTAAGCGGCATGAGAGCGGCAGCCACTCCAATAGTAAAAGCTGTAAAATCATACACACCAGTAAGTAAAAACACAAATTACGACAATCGAAAGCGTGGGGATTTAAAAAAGTCTATCGGAAAATTTACCGGTAAAAGTAAAAAGTTTGCAACCCTATACGTAGGGCCAAGAGTTAAAAATAAGTTTGCATATATGGGCTATATAGGTCACTGGATAGAGTTCGGAAATGATACCGGATACGATTTAGCTTTCAAAGGCCGCAGATATGTGCAAAAAGGGTACGAATCAGCACAGGAAAAAGCCCTATCTATATTAGACGAAAAAATACTAAAAGCAGCAACTAAATTTTTAAAATGAGCGTGATAGGCATACATATAGGAAAAGCAATTTATCACATTTTAAAAAATGACAGCTCTATTGTTTCAATGGTGGGGAACGTGAAAAATATACAGCCTTCGGCAATATATACAGACAGCCCAAAAGCAGGTATTTATTATGATATTCTAACGGTAAACAACACAAACACAAAAGGCGATCATAAGGCAACCATTACAGAGGTATCGGTGCAAATAGAATGCTTTAAAAAATCATATGAAGATGTGATCAATTTAGGGGCTAGAGTGCAGGAACTCTTAGACAAAAAAAACGGAACATTTAACGGAGTAAACTTACAAAGTTGTGTATTAGAATCGCAATCATCAGACTTCGATGGGAATAATAAATTATACTATTTACAGCTAACTTTCAAAATACGAATCATTTAAAAAACAAAAAAATGGCAATAGTAAACGCAACAGACGTGATCATAACAATAAACGACACAGCAGGTACAGCACACGGATCAGTAACAGAGAAACTATTATATGGTACTTCCGCTTCTTTATCTGTTTCTAGAGACCTTAGAGACTCTACTAACAAAGCAAGTGCAGGATGGTCTGAATCATTAGCAGGTCTTAAATCTTGGGAACTTTCAGGGGATGGATTTGTAGAGTTTGGACTTGCTGATGCAGCTACAAAAAACTTCAAAGAGTTGTTTCAAAAAATGATAGCAAACGATCCTGAAGTAACTGTAAAGTTTTCTGATGGTACTACTTACTATGTTGGTAACGCTTTTATCACTTCTTTAAGTGTAGATGCAGGTGTAGAAGAAAACGCAACTTACTCCGTTTCACTTACAGGTACAGGACAATTAACTCAAGGATAGTATTAACTTTTAAATCCATTAAATTATGGCAATTAAAAACGCATCGGATTTATTAGTCTACAAGAAAACTACTCCTGCCAGAAAGCAGGTTACTCGAATTAAGATAAAGAGTTCTACTCCTATTAAGGATTTTGCAAGCGGTCAGAATATTATAATTAATAATATAACAGATGCCGCAGGTGATATCACTGATGGTGAAACTGAAACGATTTACACAAATACAGGTACTGCTATTTTAAATATAATATCGAGTGCATTAGCTACTGTTGGTGGATATACTAATTCAGGTACACCAACTACTGATGGTGCTTTTAAATATGTTGATTACACCAACGGAGCAAATGGTCCTGTCCCTACTCTAGAAGTAGTAGATGGTACGGCTGAGTTTAACGAGGGTGCAGTCGAAATAGTTGTAATCACATCGGGTCAATCTATAGTATATCAACCAATCGCTTTCAGTACATCTGCTTCGCTTGGTGTAAGTAAGGACTTACGTGATATTACTACGAAAGACTCTCAAGGGTGGCAAGAAAACGCTAAAGGATTAGGTTCTTTTGAGTTAAGCACGGATGCTCTATGGGATGTAAACAACGCAGTAGGAGTTGAGTCTGCTACAGAAGACTTGATTGTAGGCGATTCTGTAGATGTTAAGTTTTCCGACAGAGTTGTAAACTTAGTAGTTACCGAAAATGTTTATGGTGATCCATCTTATTGGAACTCAAGTAATATTACTGTAACTAAACACCTTCAAGACCCATTTGGTCAATTTACAGCAGCAAAATTAGAAGTACCATCTAATGGAACTAGTAGGTATCACCAATACATTCACCCTATAAGTACTATTGAAGGTAAAAAAATTACTTGGACTTTGTATGTTAAAAAAACAGGAACAAGTCCAGCCGCTAGTGTTTATTTATTTGGTCAAACAGGTTCAGGATCTTCAGTAGATATACCTGTATCTGTTGAAATAGAATCAGGAAGTGGTACTGTGGGTTCGCCTACAAATAATGTATATCCTATAACAGGATTAAGTACTTCAGGTTTTACTAGAATTAAAGTAACTACGAATAATGTAATTTCAGGCTCTGACCTTCAAGAAGTTAAGTTTAGAATTTACCCTGGAGCCGATTACACTAATACAACCACAGCCGACAAGGTAATAACCGCTTCGTGGCAAGTCGAAACAGGTACATCCGCTTCGGACTATCAAAACCCGACTGAGGTAGATTGCTACCAAGGTAAAGCATTTGTGAATAGTGTTTCTGTAGATTCAGGAGTTGAGGACAATGCAACTTATTCTGCTTCTTTCACAGGTACTTCTGAGATATTTATTAATGGTTTAGGTTACGAGTTATTAGGTGACAATTACTTTGATGGGGTTCAAACTACAAGTGGATTAAATAAATTCTTAGTTCCAAATTGGAAGTTTGTTAACGATAGTTCAAATGCTTTAAGTTTTTTTCCTAGTGCTGCTAGGTTTAAGTGGGTAAGTAATGCTAATACGTTTTTAATTTCAAACGATGGAACAGTCGGAGATATTAGTGTTATGGTTGTGGGTAAAGAGTATGAATTGACTTATACGATTTCTGCTTATGTAAGTGGAGAATTGTTTTTAGATGCTGACCCTAACAACCAAACAATCCCAGTATCAGTAGGTACGCATAAGATTAGGTTTGTTAGTGACAGAGCGTATCTTAAAATAAACAAACAGGGTACATCAGGTGAACTTACTATGAGCTACATATCACTTAAAGAAGTATTCTCTTAAACACTAATAAATTAAATAAGGTAAAATGAAAAAGGTAGAAATAGGCGGTCAAGAACGACCAATCAGGTTCAGTTATTTAGCTTTGAAAGACATTTGTAATAAGTGCGGATTAAAGTTAAGCGAAATGAATCAGTTAGGTTCTGAGATTGAACACATCGGTATTATTACATATTTCGGATTAAAGGCCGGAGCTAAGAAGATCGGCGAACCATTTAAGTACAAAGTATCTGATATTGAAGAATGGCTTGATAACGAGGCCTTTAGTAAAATTGGAGAAATTTTAGAATCCTTTCAATTAGACCAGCCACAAAATGACCCGCAAATTGGGGGAAAGTAGAAGATCCTATTGAATCCGATTTAATCACATTCGACAAATTGGAAGAGATAGGGCTGGGAAAGCTAGGAATGAATCATGATGAAATGTACGATTTGACTATGCGGAGCTTTGTAAATAAACTCAAAGGTTTTAACGATCACCAGCAGCTAAAGACTCGCACATCATGGGAGCAGACAAGAATAATCATGCACTCGGTTCTAAAGCCTTACATGAATAAAAACGTAAGCCTTAAAGAGGTGCTTCCTTTTGAATGGGATAGTGATGTAAAGACAGCCAAACCAGTAAGTAAAAAGCATATTCAGAGTGTTATAGATCGCTATGAAAACCATAAAAAAAATAAATAGATGGGCTTAAAAAAAGCAACTGTAAAGCTAGGGGCGGACACAAAGGAGTTTCAAAGCAAAATGCGAAAGGCTTCCAAAACTTTCCGAAAGATGGGGAAGCAGATGAAAGACATGGGGAAGCAGATGAGTATCGGGCTAACTCTGCCGCTGACAGCCTTCGCAGCTGCATCTGTTAAAGCCTTCGATACACAAGCCAAAGCGGAAGCCAAGCTAAGAACAGCCCTAAAAGGTAACGAAAAAGCCTTTAAAAGCTTAACAAAACAAGCCAGCGAACTCCAGAAAATTAGCTTATTTGGAGATGAGGAAACCATACAGGCGCAGTCTATGCTTGCAAGTATGGGATTAGAGGAGGATGCTATTAAAAGATTAACTCCTTTAATTCAAGACATGGCAACCGCTAAAGGGATGAACCTCACCGCAGCGGCGGATTTAGTGGCCAAGTCTGTAGGTTCTTCAACCAACGCATTAAGTCGATACGGTATTCAGATAGAAGGAGCTGTAGGAAGTACTGAAAGACTAGACAGCGCAGCCAATGCACTAAGCAAGCAATTCAAAGGACAAGCCAAAGCAGCGGCAGAAGCAGGGGCCGGAGGGATTACTCAATTAAAGAACTCTATCGGGGATTTAATGGAAGAAATTGGGGCCTTATTAATGCCAGTAATTAATTCCATCGCTGAGAAGGTTAAAGGCATGGTTAAAAAATTTGGAGATCTAGATAAAGGCACAAAAGTAATTATTTTAACAATTGGCATATTGGTATCTGCATTGGGGCCAGTAATTTATACGCTTGGAATAATTGCCACGAAAATAATGGCAATAAATACACCTATTCTTTTAGTCATCGCAGGAATTGCTGCCCTAGTTACTGCAGTAGGGTATGCTGCCTCAAATTGGGATGCATTAAGCGAAAGGGCTAATTTAGTATTTACAATTCTACAAAATGACCTTTTAGATCTGGCTAAGTTTTTCGTTAAAAATAACCCTATTAGTATCTTAATAAAAGGGTATAATAAAGTAGCTAAGTTTTTCGGTAAGGAACAGCTGGGAAATCCTTTTGAAAATATCGGGAACAGCTTAGATAAATTTAAAAAAGACCTTCCCCAAGTAAAGACACAGATGAAAGGCTTCGGGGAGTCTATGCGAGAAAGCGCACTAAAAGCAGCAGGCGCATTAGGATTTTTAAATGAACAAGTAAGTGGAGGGTCTGAAGGAGGAGGGTCTGAAGGAGGAGCTGAGTCTGGAGGTGGTGATACTGGAATAATTCAGAATATCAATAAACTAAAAGAGGCCAGCAATAGCTTTGCTATGTCCATCTCGGAAAGTTTCGCTTCTGGTTTTGCAAACGCTGTTACTAGTGGAGAAGGTTTTTTAAAATCAATGACTGAAATATTTAAGGGTATAGCCAAACAGATCGCTGCCATGATCATAAAGGCCTTAGTTTTAGCTGCATTGTTTCAATTTACAGGAT